GCCAGCGGGGGTTCGCCCCGCGGGGGCAGCTTCTCAGGCGTGCCGCCCTGTAGGGCAGCCATCTCATCGGCCAGCTTCTGCTGTTCAGGGGTCAGCTTCGGGGGCTCGTTAGCGGCCTCCTGCAGCGCCCTCATTTCATCAGCGAGCTTCTGCGGATCAGTAGTGGTAGGGGGAGCCTCAGCCTGTGCAGCTTCAGCCGCCCTCTTCGCCTCAGCCTGCGTACGCGGGGGAGGGTTCTCTGCCTCAGCCCGTGCTCGACGCATGGCATCGAAGCGGTCCTTGAGCCTCTGCGCGATGGAGAGGAACTGGCCGGCTTCAGCCTGGGCGTGAGGGTTGGATCCGAGAGGACCGAGGACAACGCCGAGAGTGGTGCCGAGAGCGGCAGCCCACAGCAACTGTTCGTCCGTGACAGGCGCTCCAGTGGCAGCGCTGAGGCCTTCAATGGTCACACCGCCGATGCCACCACCAACGCCGTAGAGGCCCCGCGTAGCCATCGGCCCAAGGCCAAGACCACGGGCCACGTAGCGCGGTGCCGTCATGCCGGTGCCGATGCCAATGGCAAGCGTCGTCGGGTCGAGAAATGAAATCAGGTAGTCCGCAGCGGTGATGCCCCAGCCCTGACGGGCGAGGTCTTCACGCTTCTTTACGCGGTCCTGAGCTTGCTCGACGAGGGCATCGAAGTGGTCTGCTGAACCAGCACGCCACAAGCCTCGATGGAACTCCTCAGGGAGCTTCTTAATCGCCTCGTCGTACTTCGCTTTGAACTGTTCCGTAGTGAATGACGGATCAGCTTCGTATAGTGAATGACGGATCAGCTTCGTACTGCTTTCCGAAAGTGTACCGTGCAATGTCCCCTGTCAGGGTCATCAAGGCGGCATCGCCTAAGAGCCCTGCAGTGGAACGACCAGCGGCACGGTTCGCTAGTTCAATGTTATTGATCAGCCCTTCCTCAGCAGCCACATCGGCGCGGATCGGAGAGGGCATGCCGTTGGTAGTGAGAGGCTGTGACAGGTCGAGACCCGCCGCTACGTCTGCTGCAGTTGGCGGGAGTTTGTTCTGCTCATCCATAGTGGCGGGTCTTGTTCCTTAGTTTGTTACCAGAGCCATCCTCGCTTCGGAGGGGCTGAGGGCTTCCTACGCGCGGCGATGAACTCAGCGATGGCGATCTTCATCTCTTCGTCCGTGAGAGTGATCGGCTTCTCTTCAACAGGAGCCTCTTCACCCTTCTCGGGCTTCGGAGCCTTCTTCGCCTCCGCGACCATCTTCAGGGCGCGCTTCTTGATGTCGTTGATGCGGTTCATCCACCCCTGGCCGAATACGCCGAAGGTGCGGATCTGCTTCACGAAGCGAATACGCTCATCGATGCAGCGGCGAACCAGCTTCTCGGGATCACAGCGACGGACAGCGTCCTGCGTGATCGGGCCAAGCACACCATCATCCACCACCGGATAGCCGAGGTAGGTGAGAGCACGCTGCAGGCCGATGACGCCACGCGACGGGCCGCTGTTGACGCCGAAGTCGAACACGACGAGATCGACCCCAGGGGGCAGCGTCTCGCCGGCTACGGCATCCCAGTAGTAGTGCTTGTAGATCTCGATCAGTTCGTCCCGCTCAAGCTCCATCACATCGCGCGGCTCAAGGCCTTTATCGCGACGATACTGACGGTAGCGGGCAAGCGTGACGCCCTGCATCGTGCGGCCACCAGGGTCCGCAGGGTGATTGTAGAAGCCGCCCTCCCAATCCAGGGTAGCGGACAGGCAGTCAATGAACGGTGTGCCGTCAGGCTTCACCTTGATCGGTCCTTGGACCATGTTACCTCATAGCTTTACCGCGCGACCTTTGACGGGCGAGCTTCAAGTTGTCGGGGTTGAGTGCGGGGGGTTCGTAGGGGATCTGTCCGTCAGGGACGACCCACTTCATC